ATCCGCAAGAACTGATCGGCAAGCGCCAGGTGCGCACCTTTGCGATCGATGGTGACCAGGCCAAACGGGCGACCTCGATCGACGAGGAGGCGCGCACCGTCGAGCTCGCTTTCGCTTCCGAGGTAAAGGTCGAGCGCTGGTTTGGTACCGAGATCCTTTTGTGCGGTGCCGAAAACGTGATGCTCGATCGGCTCAATGCAGGCGGCGCGCTTTTGTGCAACCACGAAACCGACGAACAGATCGGCGTGGTGGTGCGCGGCTCGGCACGCACGGATCCGGATCGCGTTTGCCGGGCGACGGTGAAGTTTTCCCAGCGCCAGGCGGGCCTCGACGAGTTCCAGGACGTGAAGGACGGGATCAGATCTTTGGTTTCGACGGGCTATCTGATCCATGAGTACACCGTCGACGAGGACACCGAAACATACACGGCGACGCGCTGGGAACCGCTCGAGGTTTCGCTGGTGGCTATTGCGGCCGACATAGAAGGCGCAGGAGTTGATCGCGAGCTCGAGGCGGGCGGTCTTGATCGACCAGCGAGGGAAAAAGAGATCGCAAAGTTCAAAGCGCGGGCGCAAACGCTCGGGCTCACAGTGGTCGAAAAAGATCTGAGAGGAGCTCAAACAATGGCAGACGAAAAAGACAAAAAAGATCCAACGGCCGATCCGGCCGCGGGCGCGGTGCCGCCACCGACAAACGAACGGGCCAGCGCGGGCGCGGTGGTCTTAGCAAGCGAGATCATGGAGCTCGCGAAAGTGATCGACGCGCCCGGCGAAACGCTGGCGCAGGAGCTCGCCCGCGATGCGATCGCCAGGGGCAACACGCTCGCCGAGTTCCGGCAACAGGTTTTCGACAAGCGGCGCGAGCGCGAGGCGGCGAACAAAACGCCGATCGGCAAGCAAGGCAACGTGATCGACTTGACGGAGCGCGAGAAAAAACAGTTTTCGATCCGCAACGCGATCCTCGCCGACTACAACATGCGCATGGGCCAAAAGGATCAAGAGTGTTTCGAGCTCGAGATCTCGCAGGAGATCGAAACGCGCCTCGGCGCTATTCACTCCGGCTATACGCGCCACGGCGGCGTGCTCATACCAACCGGGATCGCGCTGCGCGGTGGGGCCGAATTGATGCAGCGCCGGATCAACGCGCAGCTCGTGCGCGCCGGGCTCGCGGCTAAAACCGTGACGGGCGGCAAAGAGCTCGTTTTCACCGAGTTCGGATCCTTCATTGAAATGCTGCGCAACCGGGCAATGGTGATCGCGCTGGGCGCAACGGTTTTGCCGGGCCTGCAAGGCAACGTCGGTTTTCCGCGACAGATCGGCGCGGGCACGCTCACCTGGGGCGTGGAAAATCCCGGCGTCGACACGGCCGAGTCTAATCTCACGCTTGACCAGGTGGTGCTCTCGCCGAAAACGGCGCAGTCGACCACGAGCTACTCGCGGCAACTCCTGGCGCAGTCGGCGATCGACGTCGACGGTTTGGTAATGGACGATCTCGCCGCGATCAACGCGCTCGGGATTGACAAGGCGGCGATCGACGGCGTGGCACCAGCGCCGACGGGGCTTTATACGGCGTCGGGCGTCAACTCGGTGGCCTTTGGCGGCACCGTGACTTTCGATCACCTGGTGCAAATGGAAACGGAGGTCGCCAGCGACAACGCCGACGTCGGCACAATGGCATACCTCGCCACGCCGCAAGTGCGCGGCAAGGCGAAGGTAACGCCGGAGTTGATCGGCACGGGCTTTTCGCAACCGATCTGGCGCGACGGCACCGTGAACGGCTACCGGGCCGAGGTCTCGAACCAGCTCGCCAAAAACCTCGGCGTCGCCACCAACGAGCACGAGATCATCTTTGGCGTTTGGGCGCAGCTCTTGATCGGCGAGTGGGGCGTGCTCGAGATAATCACCGATCCGTATGCCAAGAAAAAACAGGGCATGATCGAAGTGACGTCGTTTTTACTCGCCGACGTGCAACCACGGCACGGCGAGAGTTTCTGCAAGGGCACGGGCTTGATCCCGTAGCACCTCCGACCACGGGCCGGGCGCGTTCTTTTCCTGCAAGCGCCCGGCGTCGCGGTGGAGTTAGACCAGGAGGGCAACGCGGTGCTCGAGCTCACCAGTACAGAAAAACGGCGCTATTCGATCCGCAACGCGATCAACATCGACGCGGCACGGCGCGCAGGCGATCGCCGGGCGAATAGTTTCGAGCTCGAGATCTCGCAGGAGATCGAAAAGCACCTCGGAGAAATTCACTCGGGTTATGAGCGCAAGGGCGGCGTACTCATACCAACCGGGATCGCGCTGGGCCAACCGCAAGAGCGCGCAGGCCTCGACACGAAAACGCCGACAAAGGGCCAGGAGCTCACGTTTGACGAGTTCGGATCTTTTATCGACCTGTTAAGGCCGCGCTCATGGGTGCTCGCGCTGGGCGCGACGTTCTTACCAGGGCTTAAAGGCGACGTCGGTTTCCCGCGTGAGGAAACGGGCGGCACCGTGACCTGGGCGCTCGAAAATCCCGGTGCCGACGTGGCCGCCGTCGACATGACGCTGGGCCAGGTTTGGCTCACGCCGCGCACGGCGCAGTCGACCACGAGCTACTCGCGGCAACTCCTGGCGCAGTCAACGCCCGCCGTTGATCAAGTGGTGGCCGCCGATATTGCCAAAAACCACGCCGGCGCGCTCGACAAAGCGGCGCTGCAAGGCACCGCACCAGCGCCCGTCGGGATCATGAACCAGTCGATCCAAACGGCCGATTTTGCGGCGACGTTCAACTATATCGGCGCGGTGCAAATGGAGTTTATGTTGCTCACGGCCAACGCCGGAGGCAACGGCAGCGGGCTCGCTTATCTCGCGGATCCAACCTGGGCCAGGGGTTACAAAACCACGCCGATCGGCGCAGCGATCGGCATGCCCGCCTGGGCCGACGGCAAAGTGAACGGCTACCGGGCCGAGATCTCGCAAAACATGCCCGCGGGCTCTTTTCTCCTGGCCGATTGGCCGGAGCTGCTAGTCGGCGAGTGGGGCATGCTCGAGATAATCACGGATCCGTATGCCAAGAAAAAACAGGGCATGATCGAAGTGACGTCGTTTTTACTCACCGACGCCGAGCTCAAGCACGTCAAGAGTTTTGTTAAGGCGACCAACATGGGCACGATCCCGCTCCTCGCGCTCGAGTCCGAAACAGCGAAGGGAAAGAAAATAGACCATGCCACCGATCGAGATCGTCAACGATAAAAGCGCACGGCGGCGACTCAAGTTTCTCCGCAATACTTCATACGACGGCCAGGATTACGGGCCGGACTACAAGAGCGACGAGGCCGACGTCGACTCGCGCTGGTCGGCCGTGTTTTTGAATAACGGCCGGGCCGTCGAGGTGGAGGGCAAGGCGACAAAGGGCGGGCCGGATAAGGGCGCGGTGCAAGTGCGCGATCCCGTGGTCGAGCACCGCGATCCCGAGTTGCCGCTGCGCGAGGGCACAAAAAAAAACTGAGGCCGCCGATTAAAAAAGCGCCGACAAAAGGCAGCACAAAAAAGGCGGCACCGAAAAAAGCGCCGACGAAAAAGCGATGATCGAAACGGCCGCCGATCGCCTCGAGTTCTTTGATACTGAAAACGGTTTTGCCGAGCTTTGTGAGATCCGCGGGCCAGCGCCGTTTGTGACGCTCACGATCCCGGTGATACGCAACGCGATCAGCGCGCAGACGGTGATCTATGAGGCCAACATCGAAGCGCCCGCGGAAAACTTCATATGCCGGATCGAGGATCTGGCCACCGTCGAGCGCCGCCTGGTCAAGCAATACACGGCCACGCTCGGCGGCGTGACGTTCAAGCTCGAGCGCGTGGAGACGATCGAGGATGGTTTGCTCTTACAGATCTATTTGAAAAAGTGATGCTCTCGATCCGGCAAAAGATCATCGACGAGCTAAAGCGCCGCCTTGCGGCGATCAAGATCGCCGACGGCTACGAAACGGATCTCGGCCTCGGGCCGATCTCCTGGTGGCCGATCGCTTACCAGGCCGAGGAGCTCCCGGCGCTCGGGATCCATGACGTGATTGACAACCAGGTGCAGGAATACGCGCAGCAAAAGCGCATCATGCACGAGCTCGCTTGCCAGGTGCGGATCTACTTACCACGCGACGCCGATCCGGCCGTGGTGCTGCAAATGCTCGCCGACGTGCAAGCGGCCTTGATCACGGATCCGACGACGGGCCAGCGCGACGCCACGCTCGGCGGGCTCGCGGTGGATATGCAACCAACCGAGGCGGGTTTTGTGGTGGCTAAAGAGACTTATCAGATCGACGCTGGGGCCGTCGGCTTTAACGTGCAATTTTTGAGCGAGCCTTTTAACGCTTATCAGTGAGGAGAAAAAAGCAATGCCAGTTCCCGAATACTTTATCGGCGCGGGTGATATCAAGGTCGCGTTTCTCGACGTCGAGGGCAATCCGACGAGCTGGCGCGACGTCGGCGAGACACCGCAATTTGAGTACGCGCAAACGGCCGAGTTCGTCGACAACTACAAAACGGGCAAGACTGGGCCAAACCTGCAAGATCTGCATGTTTTGATCCGGCGCGGCGGCTCGCTCACAATGCAGCTCAAAGAGCGCACCGCGAAAAATCTCGAGCTGATCTTGCACGGCACCGCGAGCGAGGAGGTGGCGGGCGACGAAACCGATCCGGTGACTTTGCCAGACGGGATCGTCGAGGGCGATATGATGCTCGTGCCTGGCCCGCACATGGGGATCACCGATCTGGTCTTGAAAGACAGCACCTTGGTGACGCCGAAAACTTTAACCGAGGGCACCGACTACACTTTCGATCCGGACTCCAAAGTGATCACGTTCGGCGACGTGTCGACCTTCCTGCAACCGATCATAATTTTCTCGTACTCCTACGGGGCGAGCTCGGGCGTGATCGTCGCCAGCAAAACGCCGCCCGACTGCGCGGTGCTATTCGATGGGATCAACCTCGCCGTCGAGGGCCAAAAGGTTTGGGCCAGGTTTGATCGCGTGGCCTTTTCGCCGTCGGCGACCATGGCGCTCAAGAGCGGCGGCGCAGGCGGCACCGACAACGCGGTGGCCATGTATGAGCTCGCGGGCACGGTGATGCTCAAGCCCGGCAACGTGCAAGAGGACGGCTACGGCGAGCTGCGCACGTATTAGTTTTTGAACTCCCACCAGGTCGAGCGCGTTTTGTCATGACGCGGGCGGCCTGGTGGTCTAAACACCTGCCGTTTCGACTTCCCTCCTCCGGCTGCCGCAATAGGGCGGCGCGCCGACGACAACCCAAAACCAACACCACACCCACGCTCGCGCAGCGCGGCACTCAGAAACACTTCTGAGTGGGG